GGCGACCTTGATCGCGGCGAAGACGGTCTGCACGATCGCCTGTCCGAGCTTGGTCTGCGTGAAGAACCACACCAACCCGGCAACGAGCGCGCCGATGATGGTGATGATGATCCCGACCGGGCCCATCGCGAAGCGGACCGCGCCGCCGAAGATGCGCATCGCGCCAGCGCCGATCAGCGTCGCGACCGTGCCAGCCTTCGTCACGCCGGTCGAGATGCGCTGCGCGAGAGTCATGCGGCCGAGCGCGCCAGCGTTCTGGTTCGCGGCAGCCGTGTTGACCTTGGTCGCAGCGCTGTTGACGCCTGACGCTCGCGCGGTCGCGTACTCGAGACGTGCAGCTTCGAGGCGGAGACCGTTGCGAGTGATCTGGACCGGGAGCGCGAGCAGTTCCGCGGTGCGGAGCCCGAGGGACGCGGTCGTCGCGAGAACGGTCGCGAGTCGCCAGGCAATGAAGCCGGCGACGATCAGCGGCATGTACTTGATGAGGGTGTCGACGTGGTCGGCGAGGAAGCCGAGCACGCTAGACAGGACGGTGATCCCCGACGCGGCAAGCTTGCCCACGGAGTCGCCAGCTCGGGCAGCTGGTCCCGGAACGACTGGAACGCTGGGGTCAGCTTCGACAGGGACGAGCCGATGCTGCCGAGGGCGGTGTCAGTGTCGCCGGACGCGAGGGAGGCGAACACGTCGCGGACCTTGCCGCCGAACGCCTCCGCGCCTGCGATGACTTTCGCGAAGTCGACGCGGTCGATCCACCCGGCGAGGGACGCCATCCCGGCGGCGACCTTGGCGTTCAGGATGTCGGCGTAGGGCTGCAGGGCGGCGGCCCCACGGTCAACGGCGTTCGTGATCGAGGTGAAGAGGCCAGGAGCGCCGGCGATCGCGCCGGTGCCGAACATGGCTCCGAGGCGGCCGAGTGACGCACCAACATTCGCCCACGCGCCATGGACGGTCTTCCCCGATGCCAGCGCCGCGCCGCCGATGTTCTCCTCGATGACCTTCCGGAAGGTGGCCGCGTCGACCTTGCCCTTGGAGACCATCGACGAGAGCTCGTCGGCGGAGACGCCGTACTCCTTCTGCAGCCACTGGAAGATCGGGATGCCCCGGTCGGCGAGCTGGTTGAGGTTGTCGGTGTAGACCTTGCCGCTGGTGGTGGTCTTGTTGATGATCGAGCCCATCTCGTCGAGCGAGACACCAGCGATGGTGGCCGCGTCGGCGGTGAGCTTGAGGTACTTCGTGAGCGCCTGCCCGGGCTTGATGCCAGCGGCGACGGCGTTCGATGCAACGCCGGCCGCGTCACCGAGACCGAACGCGGTCCCGCGCACGGACTGCAGGGCGCTGTCCATGATCGAAGCGATGTTCGCCGTCGACGTCTTGGGCCCGGCGAGCTTGCCCTTGGCGTCGTCGATGTCGAGGAGTCGGGCGATGCCCTTCTTCGCGGCGACCGCGGCGATGGTCGCGCCGATGGCCGTGACGCCGCCGCCGATGATGGCGGTCGACTTCACGGCCATCTTGCCGACGGACTTGAGGAAGCCGCCGGACATCTTGCTGCCGACCGAGACACCGAGCGCCTGCGGGTTGATCTGCTGCTCGATGGCTCGGCCAGCACCCTTGGCCTGGGGCACGACGGACACGTAGGCGATCGCGGACTCAGTCGACATGCGTCAGTCCCTCCTTGTTCCTGCGCAGCACCTCCCGCGCTGCAGCTGGGGAGAGATCGGTCTTGCCGAGGCGGTTGGTGTTGGCGTCCCTCCACGGCCGCGGGTACGGCTTCGGGCGGGGGCCCTTGTGGTGGTTGACGGCGAGGTAGGCGTCGATTTGGTCGGCGGTCTGGATCCACTCGCGGCTGACGGGGTAGTCCCAGCCGTGCTGCGCGGCGAACAGGTGCGACGACGTGTCACGCGTCGCGACACGCAGAAGGCGGTCGACCTTCACGTGGTCGACCGCCTTCTGCCGCTGCTCTGCGGTGTACGTCTCGTCGTCGCCGATGTCGTCGACGTCGATGCCGAGGTGGTGTAGCTCCCAGACGAGCTCGTCGGGATGGAGCTCCGCTAGTTCCCGGAGCCCTTGGATTCCCCCAGGCCCACGTGCTCCGCCCAGATCTCGAACACCTGGTCGATGTCCTCGAGGTCGAGGGCGGCCTTGAAGTCCTCGGGCACGACGAGCTCGTAGAACTTGTCGATCAGCGCGACGCCGAGGTCACGCTGCCACTGCTCCTGGACGTCCTTCGCGGGGTTCTTCGGCTTCTTGTTCTGCGCCTGGATCGTGATGATCTCGGGCGGGATACGGCCGGGGAGGATGTACTTGGCGTCGGCGTAGTCGATGCCGATCGGGGGGCGGCTCTTGGCCTTGACGGTGACCGCGCGGACGGCGGTCGGTTCGGTGTCGCTCATGGTTCTCCTAGCTCGGTGGAGTGCTCGGGTGGGGTGATGGTGTGCCGGGGCCCGAGCGCCCCAGCACACCGGTCGGTCACTTCTTCGGCGGGGTCGCCTTCGAAGCGGTCTTGTCGCCGGCGTCCGGGGCGTCACCCTCGGGCGTCACCGTGGTCTCGGCGGTCTCGGGCGCAGTGGCCGTGACGTCGTCACCGGTGATGCGGACCCAGTAGTTCTTGTCCTGCTCGGCGCGCTGCTCGGGCGTGACCCCGCGGATCTCGCCGGTGTGCACGTGGCGGACGAACATCGACTTGGAAGCAGCCATGATCAGTTGCCCCCCGTGGTGTCGAGGGAGCCGTACCACTTGATCGCGGAGTACGTCTCACCCGTGACCTTGTCGGTGTACTCGTAGCTCGTGACGGTGACCTCGTAGCCGATGGCCTCGCCGTTGGCGTAGACCTGGTCGCCGACCTCGGTGATCTCGCCATCGGGGACGTCGACGCGGATGATGTCGTCCTCGTCGATGACGTCGATCGCGAACTGACGCCGGCCGCCGGTCTTGCCGGGGTTGATCTTGATCGAGCCGTTCACTGCGACCTTGCCGCCGTAGTAGAGCTCGATGTTCTCCTTCTTGGTCTCAAGGAGGATGCACTGGTACTTCATCGAGGACTCGGTGACGACCTCGCGGACGAGGGCACCGTTCTGCCAGGCGCGGATCTGGTTCGTGGACCGGTCGCGGGTCTCGGTCACGCCGCCGTCGCCGATGTAGCCGTGGTCGATGTAGCCGGTGAGGGCGCTGGTGGCGCTGGTGGGGCGCGTGACGGTCTTGAGGGCGCTGTACACCGCGCCCGTGACCGCTACGCGGACGTTCTCTGCTTCGAGGGACACGAGGGCCCTTCCTTCCAGTTGTGGTGTGGTGGGCGTGTGCCCCTGGGGTCCCTGCTCGGTGGGAGGCATGCGAAAGGCCCCGCCGACTGGGCAGGGCCTTGAGTGGGTGGTGTGGTCAGAGGCTGCGGCCGCGGTGCTGCACCTCGAGCTGCGCGGTCTGCTTGAAGAAACCGTCTGCTGGCGAGGGGTCCGCGTTCGGACCGCCGTTGACCTCGGTGTTGGTGATCGGACCGCTGCCGACCATGCCGCCGGGCCCGCGGCTGGTGAGCAGCGCGAGCACGAGGTTGATCAGGTCGACCGTGTCGCCCTCGTCGTCGGTGACGACGTCGACGGTGACGTAGGAGGTGCGGAGCGTGTTCCCGGTGCCGCCACCCGGTCCCGTGGTGAGGACCACTGCGCGCCGTCCGGTGCCGTCCTTGCGGTTCGACACATCGACGCCGGCCGCGTACGACTCGGTGCGGGCGCGGAGGAGCTCGCCGGTGCGCCCGATGAGGTGCGCGAGGAAGTCGCCGTAGACGATGCCGTACACGGGGCCTCCTAGCGGGACTGGGCGTTGCTGAGCACCTGACGCATCGCGGAAACGAGACGGGCGCGCTCCCACACCTCGGCTTCGACGCGGAGGCGGCCACGGGAGTTGGCAGTCCCGACGCCGGTGCGGATCGCGGTGACGGTCGCGCCTGGGATCTGCGCGGCGATGTCGTCGGCGTAGGGGCGGAGCTGCGCTTCCATGCCCCTCGATGCGAGGACGGCACCGAAGCCACGGCGGTTGAGGACGACGCGGGAACTAGCCACCGACGTACTCCTTCCGGTCGATCGGCAACGCCGAGCCGGGGTTCCAGTCGGAGAAGCCGGTTGACCAGTCCGTCTCGGGGCCGACGGCCTTGTAGCGGACGCCGCGGACGGTGAACTCGTCGGACGGGGTGGTGCCGATCGGGGTGGGGAAGTAGAGGGTGATCCGGGTGCTCGAGGTGTTGTCTGCGGTGCCGGCGGTCTCGTCGCCGAAGTTGGGGGCGACGAGCACATCGTCGATCTGGGTGTCGACGTCCTCGAGGATCGGCTTGTTGTACCGGTCGCGGCGGCCGGTGTCGGTGCGGTGGTGCCAGGTGACGGTTTCGCCCATCAGTACCCCTGCAGGATCGCGCCGTAGGTCTTCACCCGGTACGACTGGGCGGTCTTGATGTCGTCGGGTGCGAGGCGCGGGGCTGCGCCCTGCGCCCATGCCGCGTAGGTCTCCTGCACGCTGAACGGGCCGCGGGTCTCGCCGCGCTGGCTGACGCCTGCACGGGCCCGGGGGTCGGCTTCGAACAGCTGGGCGACGATGCCGGCGATCGTGAGTGTGACGAGAGTCGGGATCTTGTCGTCGTCGTAGCCGTGCTCGTAGTCGACGACCACGAAGGTGCCGGTGGGGACGGGCACCTCGAGGCGCTGTCCGATGAGCGTGAGGTGGTCGGCGGGCTTGCCGTCGACCGTGTGGACTGCGCGCACGGGGCGCTGCGGGAGGGTGAGCGCGCCAGCGTTCACCCGGAGCCGGTTGGTGGACCGGCCCTGGGTGAACTGCTGGCGGGCTTCGTGCCGGAACATCTCCGACACCTTGAGCAGGTGCACGTCGACCTGCTTCGTCTCGGAGGCGGTGAGGTAACGGCCGAGCGCCTTGACGACGTCTTCCTTCGTGGCTAGCGCTTCGGCCATGACCTCACTCCTCTCAGGACGCCGGCTTGAGTGCCGTGAAGGTGACCTTGGCGGCGCGGACGAACTGCAGCTTGGGCGTGTCGTCCGCGTTCAGGTCGAGGGACCCGTCCGCCTTGGTCTTGGGGTCGAGGACCGGAGCGGCACCCGCGAACGAGTGGACGATCGAGCGGTCCTTGAGGTGGTCGCTGTCGTAGTCCCACAGCTGGGTGACGGCGAGGCCGTTGCCGGCCGCGACGGCACCGCCCTTGGCGACTCCGTTCGGCACGACCGGGGCGACGTTCGCGATCGCGACGGCCGACTCGTGCACGAAGAACGACGCAGCCGGGTCGAGCGCGTCGAGCTCGATGATCGTGAAGCCGGCCAGACGGCCGACGACACCCTCGCGGAGCGCTTCGGGCAGACCCGAGGTGTCGACCTCGAGCAGCTTGTCGTTGCCGGCGATCGCCTCGGAGACGTCCGCGCCGACGAGCCAGTATCGGCCCGTGACCGGCACGTGCGCGGTCTGGAACAGCTTCCGGGCCCGCACTGCGACCTTGCGGGGGTCGGACTCGAACGGGTCGGCGCTGTTGAGGTCGAACTTGACCGTGTTGACGTACGCCGCCCCGGTCAGTGCGCCGACGACGATGCCCTCGATGTACTCAGCGACCGCGGTGACCTGCGGTGCCTGGATGTCCCGGACGTAGTTGATCTCGTCCAGGGTCTCCTCCTCGGGCGAGAGGTGGACTCCGCTGTAGACGTGCTTGTTGAGCGCGACCTGCATCTTGGTGTTGACCAGGCGGTCGATCACGATCGCGTCGTCGCCGCGCCACGGCTTCTCGCGCGCGACGAGGACCGCCGGACGCTTGATGTTGATGACGTCGCCGGCGGCTCCCGCGAAGTCGGCGACGCCGTACTTCGTGGTGAACAGGCCCGGGGCCTTAACGGTCTTCCGGAGCAGAGCCAGCGCGGTTGCCGCCAGCTTCTCGCCCTTCGTGAAGATGTTTGCCACGATTCCTCCTTGGATGGTTGAGATGGCCGCGTGGGGTTCGTGGCGAACACCAGCGGGGGTTACCTGGCGGTCGCTGCCGCCACGATGTCGTCGGGCGACATGTCGCCTTCACCGATCTGCTCGCCGGTCTGCCCCTGCCCGTCGGCCGAGGGGCCGGCAGCGGGTGCGGGGACCAGTGCGAGCAGCTCGTCGGCGTGCGCCTCGAGCTCTTCGCGCGTTGCGCCGCGGAGCGCGGACGCGCTGATCTTCCGATCGGCGAAGCCCTTCGCGTCGGCGACCTCGTCGCGCAGCTTGGCGGCCGTGTCCTTCGCGTCGCGTTCCGCGACGGTCTTCTCGGCTGCCTCGGCGCGTGCGATCGCCTTCTCGAGCTCGGTGCGGTTCGCTTCCTCGTGCTCGTCGAACTTCTTCGCCTTCTCGGCGTTCGACGTGGCCCGCTCCTCGTTCTTGCGAGACAGGCCCTTCCACTTCTCAGCGTCGGCGAGTGCTGCCGCCA